GTAGAGTGAGTTGCATCTGTAACTGTGATACTATCTGCCTCAACATCCTCGAGATTGGCATGGGTAGCATATAGATCTCCTTGAATACCTACACCCCCGGTCACCTGGAGGGCACCAGTGGTTTTAGAAGAGGTAACGGCATCTCCGGTAATAAGAACATTAGAAGCTGTGCTAATGTTTGAAGTTACGTGAACATTACCCACGATATCGAGGGTAGCTTTTGGTGTTATTGTACCAAGACCAAGTCGGTTAGTTCCCGCGTCCACGTGAAGGGTGGTAGAATCAACCGTGACATTTCCCGTGACACTCAGATCAGTGTGGGTTATTATATTTCCGATAACTTCCAGATCCTTGTCTGCATATACATTTCCGGTGACAGTGAGTTCTTTTGTAATGTCAACATTTGTAGAAACATAAACATTTCCAGTGACAAGTAGATCTTGATGAGCGTAAATATTAGCATCCACGTGGGTTAGACCATACACATGAACATTAATGTCTTCATCAGTTTTTGGTGTAAATGTCTTATCAGTTGGCTTTGATTCGGTATAAGCAATTGTAAATTCATCCGTACCCTCTCTGTACCCTATGACCACATTTGACAATGCATCTGGTCTATGCATGAGAATACCCAAATCAAGTGTTGTATCACTCGATGTGTTATTTCTCCCTATTTCTATGATTGCATCTCCAATTGAAAGATTTTTTGTATCAACCACTGTTGTGCCACCATTTACACGAAGATTTCCGTCAACAACGAGGTTATCTAAAATAGCGACATTACCCGAAACAACGAGGACATTTGAACCAAACTCATCTACGTAGAGGTTTGAACCAACACTCAATGTATGTTGGGGATTTAAGTTTGAAATACCAACATTTGAATCTGTGACGAAACCAACGTTATTATTTAACATACCCCCACCCACAAACTGAACAGTGTTGGATGTTGCATTGGAGCGTTGTACAGCTGTATTAAGTGTCACACCACCTATTAGGGCATTTGCGGATTCCCCAGATTCTGTAATTTCCTTTGTATTTCGGTCATACATTAGAAGTACAATCTCGGGAGCTTGATAATTACTCCTGTTCCTGATAGGTGACAAATATACAGCGTTACTATATGGTGTTGGAACTAAAACATTACCCGCGTTGAAGACAATGGTATTTTCCTCCTGATCAGTGGAATCTGGGACATTCTTACCAAACCTAATCTTGGTAGATCTCTCCACTGTCGGCAAGTTCTTGACCATTTAATATAGGGTGGTAAATTAATTTGCATAGAGGAGGCCCGCCATCCCATTTTGCACACGAAGGATATTGTAGTTGACTGCATAAATTGGGTCTTCTATAGGTAAAGTTTCACTCATGATTTTGGCTGATTCAATTCTACTGAAGTTTAGGGTACCCGTTGGTTGAAGTGAACTTGTAATGAGACAGAAGCAGTAGAGGAAGAAATCTGGGGATGTCACATTGTTTGTATGATAGTAGCTCATAACATCAATGAAGTGGGGTTTACCCCATTTATAATTGGTTAATTCAACTCCGTTTATGCTTAATTTTATTTTATTTGTTGGTGAAGTGAGGGCACCGTCAATACGGGTATCAGACGACGCGAGATATTTAACTGGGTGATTGAATATCAGATCCTGTGTGGTCTCACCACCTGGGATATTTTTCTGCACCTGTGTGATCAGAAGATCGTGGGTTCGGGTAGCCATGTTACCCCTCTCTTCGTTATCTAAATAGTAGTAGTTTGCATACATTTCAAAATTATAGTTGGCTGCCTGTTCACCCCAGTGAATTCTAAGCTCAACATTGTGGTAGTTGAGAGCCACGAGAGGGAGTGCACACTGTGGACCCTCACAAAAGAAGAAGCGAAGGGGGTAAAAGTAAGAACGTGCACTCACACCAGGGTGTGTACCGAGTGCACTTCTAGAAACATTTTGAGCAAATGTATCTATGGCAATCTTTTCGGTAAAAATGGAATCTTGTGTATCAATGACAGAACCACCTATCAGGAGTTCAATCTTATCAATGAGAAGATCCCAACGAGAAGTATCTAAAGCTTGAACTTTATCATCAATAGTCATATAGATGTAGCCAAGCATATCACCAGACTTTTCAATCTGGACACTTGACATTGAATTATTTTTCACATCTCCGCGTATCGTCTGCTTCTCAACGGATTGTGAAAAATTAGAATGTCTTTTAAACGTGGAATTAAAAAACGATATCTCTGGGTTACCCATGATGTACTCATCCTGAGCGCCGATAGCTACAAGTTGAACTATACCCGAAGACATGTTATTACTACTTTAAAGGGAGAAAATTACAAGTTTGGTTTTCTACACATAAATCTAAAAACTAAAAAATTAGCACCATTATCCGTAGAATTTTTGATGGTGGCGCCGTTCTGATCTCTAATCGTAATACCGAGACGATCAATTCTTCTAATAGGGTCTATATACTGAGTCACGATGGGGTAATTATCCTTAAATGAGATCAATGAATTACCGCCATCATGTGTTGTACCATCCGTGATGATACTCGCGAAAGAACCCCTAATCATACTCATGTGGGATTGACCTGTGAGAACATTAGAAGCCCTGTCGTTAAAGATGGTATCTAGCTCGTCAATGGAAACATAACAGTGTTCTGTTACAACATTGGAGTGAATATGAGCTGCGAGGAGTCTAGCCTGAACCACATTCTTGAGGGGCTGCTGGAGGTGGCAAGTAAAAGTGTTGGCGCTGTCTTGACCAATAGAATCGGTGGTTATGATATGATATTCATGATCAAGATCTGGAATAGTTTGGGGGGAAGTAACCAAAGCCATTTATAATAACTTAGATTAAAGATCCACCAATTCCATCCTCAATCTCGTAGCCAGCTTGCTCGGACACGAGTTTTTGGGCACCACAGAGGCCACCTGGAGTCAGACTCTTGGTGTAAGCGCTACCCTCACTGGTGTGACCAGGGACACACTCGATGCGATCTTCAAGGTCAAAGATTGATTTATCGTTAACAGTTTTGATGACAATTGGTCTAGGTTGATACTTGCTGGTGGTTTTGAAAATTCCGAGAACAAAGATCACAGCGACCAGGGTGAAAATACTGATCAGAGCATTACGGTTGGAACGGTTAAGCTTATACATTTATAATGTACAAATATATTTTTTAAAAGTGCGTTAAAGGTAATTTAATAGTTTCCCTACAGAGAGTAGATGGACGAAGAAATTGTCATTGATCGTGGAACTACTAATGTGATGAAATTAGATGCAGATGAACAGGCTCTCATGGATGAGATTGAAATATCTACTGCTCGTCCTCAGCCTGTGCGACGCCCTGTAGCTAGTAGACCACCTCCACCCCAAATGCAACATCAAGAATCTATGGATGCCTTTGTGAATCCAAACAAACAATCAGCTCCCACCCAACCACACATGGATGAGGAAATTGACTACGGTGAAGATGAACCAATGTTCTTTGATGACGCCGGCGAGGGTCCTGGACCCCAGAGTGAGATGCCATCCAAGGGGTACAACTCGGTGGATGAAGAGAAAGCGGACCTCATTAACAAGTTGGGTCGGCTTGAAAAGAAGGGTTTTTCTGTCAATAAGAGGTTGAACGCCTACTCTAATGTTGAAGAACTTCGTACAGAAGTCAAGAGAATTACATACAGTATTGACGTTGAACAGTCTGTTCGGTTTTCCCGTCGTATGCTTGTGGCTTGTGTGACTGGCTTGGAGTTCCTTAATAAACGCTACAACCCCTTTGAGATTCAACTGGAGGGCTGGTCTGAGTCTGTGATGGAGGGGGTGGATGACTATGATGGTGTCTTTGAAGAACTCTATGTGAAGTATAGATCTAAGGTCAATGTCGCACCAGAGGTCAAGCTCATCATGATGTTAGGTGGTTCGGCGATGATGTTCCACCTCACGAACTCTATGTTCAAGAGCGCCCTCCCCAATATGAACGATGTTCTCAAGCAGAACCCAGATCTTGTGAAGAACATGATGTCTGCGGTTCAAAACACAACCCGTGCACCTTCTGGATCTGCTGATGCAGCACCCGTCGGTGGTACTGGTAACTATGAGATGCAGGGTCCTGGAATTGACATCTCCAGCCTCATGGGGGGTGTGATGATGCCCCCTCCACCACCAATGAACACAACTAGACTACAGAATGAGGATGAGGACGACGATGACGTCTCTGATATTGTCTCTATTTCAGGAGAGTCCACTGGCGGTGAAGTCAAGGAGGTATCTGTCGGTGCATCCAAGCCAAAGAGAACCCGCCGAAAGAAGAAAACGGAAATTAATCTCTAAGTAGAGTATAAATGATAGGTTACTGTCCTTTGGAGGATATGGAACCTCATGTGCGACAGGAGCAACCTGTCGTGACAAAGAAGGCCGAGGTCAAGCCTGAAGCTGGCCTCGAAGAAAGTGAGTGTAATTATGTCGTCATGGCTTTCATTGTCGGCGTTCTATTCCTAGCCGTCTCTGATTCCATCAGGGCATAAAATTATTTTAAATTGATTCTACCTTTGGGTTTTCCCTAAATGGTAAAATTGATTAGTAGTCAAAAGTTGTCATATCAGTTTGACCACCGAGACCGTCAT